TGGGTGATAATTTCTGAGACCGTTAGAATTCTCCGTGAAAAGAGCACCTCTACCCGTCATTTTGATACGACGGCCCTTGGTATCGAGGTATGCGGTGGGTCCTGCGGACATCTTATCAAATGCGTTACGAGCATTTTTCGCAGACATGTGTGTTTATGTATAGTAATATTTAATTACCGAAAGCCACACCAGCCATACCATTCTTGATACGAAGAATGTTATAGTTGACCGCGTAGACACGGTGAAGCTGGTTACCACCAGTGGGACTGGTCAGAGTAAGCTTAGCGTTATCGATACGAGAGAAGTTTAGGGAACCAGTGGGTTGCATTTTGCTCATGGTGAGACAGAAGGGCCACGAGTAGATAGGAAGATCGTCAAGGATACTATCGGGAAGATCCGTGCAATGCATCTCAGGGACGACATCGTGATGGTACACGTTGGAGGTGTTTTCGAAGAGGGCCACACCGTTGATGTAGAGAGAAGATGTAGCGAAGTTGTATTCATCAGCCCAGTTGTTACCCGAAGCTTGACCAGAAACGAGATGAAGAGACTTCACGGGGTGGTTGAAGTAACTCAAGTCAATATCAGTATCCGTGTTGGAGGCGAGTTGATGTTGGGTCTGGGTGATGAGAAGTTCGTGGTCAGTATCGGTAAAGTATTTACGCTCATCCGTGTCTAAGTAGATGTAGTTACCATATACCTTGGGGGTGCTACCAGGAGTGAAACCATCACGGCACTTGATACGAATTTCGACGTCGTGGTACTGGAGGGCCACGAGAGGAAGTACTTTGGTCCAGTCTTCACCGAAAAAGAAGGGAATCATGTAGTGGTTACCCGTGTGATTATCCTTGCGGGCATTGGTGCTGACAGCGAAAGACGCCTTCGCACTCGTGTCACGCATCAAAGGGTTATGAACACCTTGGATGTAGAGTGAATCCAATTGAGACACCTTCTGACCACCAATCCACAAAGCGAACTCTGTGGGACTGGCGGCATTGTTGGAGTAAAGACCACTCGTGTTTTGTTGAACCTCAGCAATACCATCGGCCTCGATCCAGATGTAGCTCATGAGATCACCCTTAGAACGGATGGGGATGGAAACTTCGTTGGAACTGTCGAAGGTGCCGATGTAATCCATGCGCTCAGCCTTCATGGCGAAGTTGGTGTATCGCTTATAGTTCTGGCGAAAGAAGCTGACCTGGGGATCACCAGTGATGTACACATCCTGGGCCCCCACCGACACGAGCTCAATTAAAGCAGCAGACATTTATTAATAAATGATATTAAAATTTTGGCTCATTATAAACATATGGTGGTATTCCAAGCTCTGACTTGGGAGGCGCGGGACGTGGATGATGAACACATGATCAGTATAGTAGGTAAAACTGAAACAGGTAAATCGGTCTGTCTGACGACTGTTTTTGAACCGTACTTCTTTGTAAAGTTGCCGAGAGGAGCGACTGACCGCGATGTTCGTCTCTTGTACGATGACCTGAATAAACTTCGCCCAGATCACGTGACGAGTTATAGTGTCACACAGAAGAAGGATGTATGGGGATTTCAAAATAATGAAACCTTTGCCTACATGCGCCTAAACTTCAAGACCCTCGCGGATCGCCGGAAGGTAAATTCAGTGTTTGTGTATAACCGCGAATATAGTAAGTATCATGTATATGAATCGAACTTGGATCCTGTCCTGAGATTGATGCACCGCACGGGTATCCAATCCACCGGGTGGCTCGATACTGGGAGTGTATGTGTTCGGTCACATCTCGCGAAGGTTGATATCGATCTTTGGTGTAACGATTGGAGAACTCTAAAACCAGTGGAACGGGATGATATAGCACCATTTGTCGTAGCTTCGATTGATATCGAGTGTAATAGTTCAACTGGAAAGTTCCCGAGTCCCGATGTTCCTGGTGATGCGTGCTTCCAGATAGCTGTTTCACTGTGTACATTCGGAAACGATGAGCCTTATGAGAAGGTGTGTCTTTGCTACAAGAAAACAGAGGGACCTGACGTAGTGAGTTTTGATACAGAGAGGGAGATGCTCGAGGCATTTCAGAAGTACATACACGAAAAGGATATCGATATCATCACGGGTTGGAATATCTTTGGGTTCGATCTTGAGTATATTTATAAAAGGGCACTTCTGACCAATTGTGATGAAGAATTTTTCAAATTGGGAAGGTTACACGAACCATCGAGTGAACTCCTGTTGAAGAAATTGAGTTCGAGCGCCCTCGGGGACAATTTTCTGAAACTTTTGCCCATGACTGGGCGATTCATATTTGATATGTTCCATGAAGTGAAGAAAGGGTACAAACTCGACTCGTATAAATTGAATGAAGTTTCAAAATTGTACCTAGGAGATCAGAAGATCGACATGTCCCCGAAGGAGATGTTTGCTCGGTACAAGGAGGGTGATCCAAAAAAGTTGGGTGAAGTCGCAGAGTATTGTATCAAAGATACCCTACTTCCACATAAACTGGTGAAAAAGTTGTGTACGCTTCTAAACCTTCTAGAGATGGCGAAAGCGACATGGGTTCCCCTTTGCTTTCTCGTCGAGCGTGGTCAGCAAATCAAGGTATTCAGTCAACTCACGAAAAAGGCAAGAGAATTGGGATACATGGTTCCGACGATCAAGTACGGATCTCTTCCTGAAGAACCGTATGAAGGTGCGACTGTTCTCGACGCACAGAAAGGTGCGTACTATACACCGATCACAGCCCTAGATTTTGAAGCGTTGTATCCATCGATCATGATGGCACACAATTTATGTTACTCGACACTCGTGATGGATGAACGACGCTATGGGAATATACTTGGGGTGAAGTACGAGTCCTTCAAGATTGGTGAAAAAACATACAAATTTGCGCAAGATGTGCAGAGTCTTTTACCCGCGATTCTTCTTGAGCTCAAACAGTTTCGTAAAAAAGCGAAGAAGGATATGGCGGCTGCGACGGGTGCTATGAAAGAAGTCTATAATGGTAAGCAACTTGCCTACAAAGTATCTATGAACTCTGTGTATGGTTTTACTGGTGCTGGGAAAGGTATTCTCCCATGTGTGCCAATCGCGTCTACGACGACGTGTAGGGGTCGCGGTATGATCGAGGAGACGAAAAACTATGTGGAGGCAAACTTCCCTGGGGCAAAGGTGAGATACGGTGACACAGACTCAGTGATGGTCGAGTTCGATGTAGGTGGCCGAACGGGTGAAGAGGCTGTAAAGTACAGTTGGGAGATTGGTGAGAGGGCGGCGGCGGAGTGTAGCGCACTGTTCAAGAAACCAAATAACCTGGAACTCGAGAAGGTCTATTGGCCCTATTTCCTGTACTCGAAGAAGAGGTACGCCGCGAAACTTTGGACGAAGGGAAAGGATGACCAGATGCACATGGACTACATAGACATCAAGGGACTCCAGGTTGTTCGGCGAGACAATACACCCCACGTGAGGGAAGTGTGTAAAGAACTTCTCGATGTCATTCTCACCTCGAGTGATCCTGGGCCACCACTCGAACTCGCGAGGGAACGCGCGATCGAGTTACTCTCCGGTGACGTTCCAAACGAGAAACTCGTTCTAAGCCAAGGTCTCTCAGACGTGTACAAAATCAAGGGGGAGTCTGTATCTGTAACGAGTCCGGAAAGTGTGAATATCAATCAGTCGCATGTACAGGTTGTCGTGAAGATGCGGGAACGTAAGCCCGGTTCCGAACCACAATCAGGTGATAGGGTACCTTATATACTCACAAATACGGGTGATCCAAAGGCGAAAGCGTTCGAAAAGTCCGAAGATCCTAAATATGTGGAGGAGCATAACATTCCCGTGGATTATCTCTATTATTTTGAAAACAAGTTTCTCAATCCTGTGTGTGACCTTCTCGATCCATTATTTGAAAATACTAAACAAGAAATCTTCGGTGATATTCTAGATCAACACAAACCAAAAAAGCCGAAAGCTGGTCCTGCCCTCAGTACGATGAAGAAAGAGCAACTCGTGGAAGAGTGTAAAAAAATGGGACTGGATGATTCTGGTAAGGCTACGGAGTTGCGAGAACGGATTAAAGGGGCTCGGACAGGATCGATCGAAGACCTATTTAAAAAATATGAGCAATCTACTAGTAAGATATGAGTCTCTATGACCGAATTGCAGATATTTTCGATGAGGAATTAAACGAACGCCTCGTTTCGATGATGAACGAATACGTAGAGATCATCTCGAAAAAACACGGTATCTCTATGGAACTCCTTTTGAAGGATATACCCGAAATATTCTCGGGAACAATATGCAAAGGGGTGAAAGCTGATGGAAGGCGGTGTACATTTCGGGGTATCAACGATGGATATTGTAGGCACCATGTGACACAAATAAATAGACTGAAACATATGTCAATTGCTAGAAGTAATAGTCATAATCATAGTCCAGAACTCATGTATGTGAAAGATTGTCCTGGTTGTAAATTTGCAAACGAGCTTATAGATTTGGGTACTATGATTGGTAATGAGTAAAACTGATATCCTACTAACTTCAATAAACACTTTCTACGATGAACAGGAAAACAGATCTAAATTGTTAAATATTTTAGACAAATCGAGTGGTATATCACTACGAAATTTAGAATGGTTCATCACCAACTATGCTAAGAAAAATCACACATCTTTCACAACCCGTGATGGAAAATTATTCACGGTTCATTGTGCGTATAAATCAAGTCTCGATGGCTATAGTAAAAAACTCTTCGACCCATTTTGTCGGTCACAAAAGTTTGCATACGTAGTTCCCGGAACATCTCATGAAATTCATACAACTCTCGCACAGTTGAATTTCATCAAATGGTGTATCAAGAATAACATCATCGAATATATCAGTACCAACAAAACGTCGTTATTTAATAAGCAACTGACATAAATCCACGTTCGAATATAAATGTTTGGTACCCCGTGTAATACATATTCAAAGAGTACGTTTTTGTAGTCACATCCACTTCTGTTTGATCTAGTTTCACTTCTATATTTGTTTTATCTGACTGTATCTGACTAAAATCTAAGTTTCCCGATGGTTCCACATTGATCGGATTCATCGAGAAACTATATG